AAGTTACGTGAACATAAAGTTGATATTGAAAGAGCAATGTTATTTGGAATGAGAGGAAGTACTAACAGTATAAATTATACTGATGGTATTGCAGGTCATATAATAGCTAACTCTCAAGGTCAATTAGCTGATGAAGCTCAAGTATCTTATACAGAAGATAAAGGTTATTTAAAAACAATCACAGCAGCAAATTGGACTTATGACAGTTTGCTTAGTGACTTTGAAGTAATCTTTGATCCAGCTCGTGGTGGTGGAAGCAGTAAACTTGCATTAGCAAGCTTGCCTGTTATTTCTCACTTCAATAAGTTGGGTAACAATAGTTTTGTTGATGCTTCGACAGCTAGTACTCAAGCAGCATATAACTTTGATAAAAGTGATGGTGCTTTTGGTCATAAAATAATGAAACTAGAAACTATTCATGGTGATATATCTATGGTGAAAGAGCCTTTATTTAGAGGTCAATCAGCTGGATTCTTATGTTTAGTTGACTTAGATCATGTATCTTATAGACCTTTAGTAGGTAATGGTATTAATCGTGATACATCAATTACAACTAACGTGCAACAGGCTGATGAAGATTTGCGTAAAGATATGATTCTAACAGAAGCAGGTCTTGAAATAACTCTTCCTGAGACTCATGCACTAATACACTTACAAGGAGTTTAATTATGAGAAGTGATAAATTAAATCCGAATAGTAATGCATTTAATGAAGGATGGGCAAAAGGTACACTTGGTTCATATTTTGGATTAAGCGTAGGAGCTCCATCTGTTTCATCTAATGCTTGTACACTTGTTGTAAATCAAGTAAACTCACCTACATATACTGGTGCAGCAGCTCTTGCAGCTACTTTGCCACCAGCAACTGCAGGCGCAGTTTGTGTTTTTTCAATGGCTGAAGACCCAGCAGGAGGAACAAATGCATTAACATTTGATTGTGCTGGTTCTGATAAATGGGAAACTGGATGTGTTGTTCCAACAACATCAAGTAATAAAATTACTTATGATGTTTCAGCAGCTGATGAAACTAATCTAGTATTTACACCAACTAATGATACAGTTAATTTCTTATCATTTGGCTCAGCTATTGAGTTTGTATGTGAAAGAGATGGGTATTGGTATGTTAATGTTACTAAATTAAATAGTGACATTGGTGTAACTGCTGGTGCAGCTACAGGTACATTACTATTTGCTTCGTAACTTGAATAAATAAAAGTTAACAGTTTAGCTTACTGTAGGGGAGGTCGTATAAAGGGCTTCCCCTTAACAAGCCTTAAATTATAACTAATAAAGGAGCTAAATAAATATGATGCAAGAGATTATAATATCAGCAAGTATATTTGTTGTTGGAGAGGCTCTAAATTGTATGTTCCCATATTATAATGAAAATTTAATTACAGAAGTATCTGATGGTAAATATCATGAGAATATAGGATGTATATGTAAGTGGGAGAAAGAAGATTTTATTTATAATGCAAAGACAGATAAGTGGAATTTATCTCCTGATGCAAGCAGGAAAAGAGGTAAAAAACATAAAGGTAATAGAAGAATAGGAGGAGGTTTAAGATAATGGCTAATAAATGGAAAAAATATCCTAAGGGTGGAGAGATTTTAGGGAACACTCATGAAGAAGGTGGTGTTCCACTTATAGCAGAGGGTGATGAAATTATTATAAATGCTAATGAAAATAATGCTGCAAGAATGCATCAAGATGAATTATTAGCTTTAAATGAAAATCCAGAAGATTATCAAATTATACATAAAGGAGAATTGGCTTCACATGGAGGATTAGTAGATAAAAATTCTGTCAATAGGGGTTCAATTGAAATATTAGAATACATTAATAAGCATGGAGATATACCAATGTCTGATGCTAGAGATAGGAGTAAAAAATAATGCCTAAGAAAATTACACCACAAGGTGGTCAAGATATACCTTATCCAACAGAAGAACCAAGTCTTGTGAAATCTGAAAATCCTGCTATATTAGAGGCTAATAAGATGGGTCAAGAGTTAGAATATATTCCACTAAATACTATTGGAAAAGTTCCAGAGGTAAATGCAATGGATCGTAGTCAACAAATCTATGAAGGTGATGAGGCTTATGGAGGTGGAATGGTAAATCAACCAATGTATAAAAAAGGTGGGAAGGTCAAATAATGTCTATAATATTTTATTGTCATAAATGTAATAGTAAAATAGAATGCGAAACAAAAGCAGAGATGAGGTGTGATTGTGGACATTATGTAAAAGATCATGATGATACACGTAATCATGTGAATATGAGAAAAACATGGGCTAAAACAACAAAGGTAGAATTAAGTACTACTACGATGGGTCAAGATATAGCTGATAGGAATAAAAGATAATGGCTAATTTTGATGTTCAAATAACTGATTTAGTTGGGGGAACTATAGACTCAGCTGCTTGTAATCAATGGGCTGCTGATGCTTGTAGAGAAATTATACATCAACTTCCAGCAAAATTAAAAGCGAAGTGTTCGGCAGCAACAACTTTAGATAATACTACTACTGTTATGGATATGGATGGTGTGGGAGAAATATTACATGTAACACGTGATTCTGCCGATAGTGGTGGCTTTCAAGTTGAAGCTAGAGAAATATCTGCAAAGCATGGTGGTTTAGCAACCGATTCGTCAGATTTAATTTATTATGGAACTGCATCTGATCCTGTATATTGGATTGATGGTAACACTTCTGATGCATCTACTTTATATGTCAAGCCAACACCAACAGCAAATCAAACAGCAGTTGTTCATCATATCTCATATCCAAGTGTAAGCGTAGCAGATGTTGATACAATTGTAAACTTTCCAGATGAGGCAGAACCTCTTGTAGTTTTATATGTAGCATCAAAAATGGCATTACAATTTTCTACAACTGAAGCTGATAATGAAGATACTGAATTATATGCCATGTATTCAGATATGTATGCAAAATTAAAAGCAGAATATATGCAAGGATTACAAGCTTTAAAAGGAGGTGAAGTACCAAGAAGATGACAGTTAAAAATATAATAGATCAAATACAAGCATTATACGGAAGAAGACCTCATGAATATGTAAAGCAGATTATAAATGATGCTTTATTAGATATTGCATCAAAAAAACAGCATTATGTTGTTTCTGCTAAAGCAGACTTAATATCTGATCAAAGATGGTATGAACTTCCCTCAAGAACAATTGATATAATTAGAGTAGAAATATTAGATACAAGTAGCTCTGTATCAAGATATAATTTAATACCAAAATTAGCTGATCCTCATAAATTATTAAAAGGTGATACTGATGATAGTTCAACAGGAGATTTAACATAATGGCTAAAAGAGATTATCCAAATGATTATTATGCATGGTTTAATGATGATAATAGACTTGCAATCGTTGAAAGAAAAACAAGCTCAGATACTACTAAAGGTATAGATATTGGAGAATATGATACTTATAATGGTACTGGGAATTTAAGTGGTACTATAAGTGATGCTGACTGTAGTGGTACTACAATTACATTTACTACAAGTGCTGTTCATGGTCTTGCTACAGGAGATACAGTAAGTATAAGTGGCACAGATAGTTTTAATGATGATAATTTAGCTAGTCAAAGTGTAACTGTGACAAGCACAACTGCTTTTACAATGACAAGATCATCCTCTAGTTCTAATACAAATGAAACAGGTACATTTACCTCCTTATTTGTTGATAATGGGATACGTATAACTATACACTCTAAATATGAAACAGCTTCAAATCTCACAGATGACCTTGAGAGTACATGTGGATTAAATGAAATTATGCATATTAATGTTCTTGAGTATGTTAAATCAAGGATTCTTGAAGATATGGGAGATATGGAAAAATCTAGGTATTTTAGAGAAAAATATGAAAGAGGTGTGCAAAAGAAATCAACAAGAAAATCTGGAGTTAGGGTTCTTCTTGTTCCAGAATTATAATGGCTACATTTACTGTCACTACAAATACTAAAGCTGGAACAGAAAGTATATGGTCAACTACTACTAATACTAAGGCTGCTACGGAAAGCATATGGACAGTTACTACAAATACTAAGGCTGGGACAGAGAGTATATGGGCTGTTATTTCTAATACTAAAGCCACAAGTGAATAATAAAATTTAAATAAGGTATAGAATGGCAACAAATAAAAAAGTAGAAGATAAGAAAGAAAGTAAATCCTTAGAGCCTAAAGAAGTTATACAAACTTTAAGAACTCAATTGGAAGAGCATAAAAAACAAGCAGATCATCATCATTTGATGATTATGAAAGCACAAGGGGCATTAGAAGTATTATTACAAATGCATCCTGAAGAAAATAAAAATAATAAATAACCCATTCACGCCAGTCATGGCTTAGGGTAAAGGAGAAATAAAATGGCATACGATCCAACACATGGTTTTACAGTGCAAGAGGCAACAAATCTATCAGCTTACAATGATTATAATTATGAGCAAATTGATATAAGTGGAGATACCCTTGATTCATCTCCAGCTGCTTCAACTTATATTACTGAAAGTAGTCCAGCTAAAAAAGTTGTTATTTATGATGGAGATGGAACAGTAGAAGATGCTGATACATTTACCATAGCATTAAATGGAAATACAGATACTCAAAAGAAAATAGTTATTGAAGGTAGGAATCTTCCATTTACTATAGAGGGATTAGTAATGACTGGCTTAACTGTATCTCTTCCAGATGGAGATACAACTGCAAGTGATACTGTAGACATATTATCTTTTCATTAATCTATTATGGGAGATACATTCGGACAAAAAAAAGTAACTATTAGTAAGAGTCAGCTTGATAAAAAGATTGTTGCAAATAATAATATTTTAAAATCTAAAAATAAAGCTCTTGAAATTTCTATAAAAGATAAGCAGAAAGAGTTAAAAGATTTGAAAAAAGATTATAATGAAAATATTAAATCATATGAAAAACTCTTGAAAGAAATTGCTTTCCAGCAGGAAGCTGACTTGAAACTTAGAGGTGCATTATTTTCAAATGAAAAACTTTTAAAAGATAAATTGCAAAAGGTTGAAGAGTCTGAGAGGAATGTTAAGTATTGTAAAGAAAATGTTCAAGGTCTTCAAGAAAAGCAAGATAAAATTCAAGATGAGATAAAGGGTCTTGAGCTTTATAAAGTTAAATGCGAAGAGTCTAAAGTTGAATTAGCTAAATTTCAAGCTAAGAAAGATAATATTATTGATGAGATAGATAGTCTTAAAAATAAAATTATAGAGATTGAAGAAGATCATGCAAATAAAATATCTCAATGTGAATCTGAATATAAAGTTATTGAAGAAAAATTGAAAAATAATGAAGTGATAGTTAAAAGAGCAGAGGAAAGATTGTTTGATATTCAAGATCAGAAAGTAAAAGAAGAAAAAGATTTAGAAAAAATATTAAAAAAATCTTCCAAAGATAAGGAAAAAGCTAAACAAGAATTACAGGCAGTAGAAAATCTTGTTGAACAATCTGAAGATAAATATATCGAATGTGAAATTAAAGTAAAAAAGATTTCAGAAAAAGCAGACAAAGAACAAGATCGTATAGCAAGTGCTAAAAAAAGATTTGAGGCTTGGAAAATTGGAGTATTGGAAGAAGTTGCGAGATTAAAACTTAAAAATAAGGTTGACAATATTGATAAAGCAGGATTGTCAGACATATTAAATGGCTAATATAGGCGTATCAAGTGTAAAAATACGTGATGAAGATGGAGATGTTGCTGCAGTTACGTCAAATGCATTACATGTTACTATGACAGATTCGGATAGGGGAGTAGGCTCTGCTATCCTTTCTTATGCTCAATTTGCTGCAGTAGATGGAACTGCTGTTAATTTATCAGATGCTACTAATGGTATAAATGCCACAGTAACAAATTGTCTTGAAGTAATTGTTCAGGCAGACTATGATAATTCTGGCTATATAATGGTGGGTGGTAGTGGAGTTCTTGCAGATACAAAAGGCGTAAGATTAAATGCTGGAGATACTATAGTTATTCCTGTATCTACTACTGATAGTGTATATATAAGAGGCTCTGCTGCTAGTCAAAATGTAAATGTTTCGGTAATAAGAGAATAATGGGAACAAGTATAACAAAAGATCATCACTTATGGACAAGAGATACAATAAAAAATGTATCTGGAGATGTTACGTTAGATATAGCAGGTGACCTTAAGTTAGATGCTGGTGGTCAAGATATAAAGTTTTTAACAGGTGGAACTTCTTATTTAGAGTGGAATGCAGCAGGTACATTAAAAATGGTAAATGCTTCTGATACTGGAGATTATTGCCAAATAACTGTAGGATTACATGGGAATACAAGTATAGATACTCAAGATGACGCTGATGGTGATGCTGCTCATTTAAAACTAAATCCAGAAGGAGATGTAGTATTTTCTCCTAATACTGGTGTAGCTCAATTTGATAATGCTGCAGATGCTACATTAAAAGTAGATGCAACAACTAGTACTACAGCAGGAAGGGATTTAACAATAGCTGCAGGGTCTACTTCAACAAATGGAAATAATATTGATGGTGGAGACTTAATTCTCAAGTCTGGTGGTGGAGATGGTACTGGAACATCAATAATGACATTTTCTACTAAGGTAAGTGGAACTGATGCAGCTGCAGAAAGAATGAGAATACATACTGATGGTAATGTAGGTATAGGTGTAAATGCCCCAGCTGCAGCTTTAGAAGTACTTAAAGCAGATAAACAGTTAAAATTATCATATGATGGGACTAGTAGTGCCCATATTTTTGTAGTAGATGATAGTCATACTACAATAGCTAGTGGAGAAAATGGTAATATAATTTTAGATGCTGCAGGAGATGTTATATTAAATCCAGCTGGTAATGATGTAAAGATTACTGCAAATTCTGATGGTACTGAAGCTTTAAATATTAATAATAATAGTGGCACATTTACCATAAAGGCTGATAAGGGTGATGCTTCTGATATAATATTTACAAATGCTAGTGATACAGAAATATTTAGAATAGATGGAGGGGAAACAAGTCTTTGTAATGGAGCAGCAGGAGAATCTAAATTAATATTACAAACAGATGCAACATTAGGAGCTAATAGAGATTTGACTATTACTATGGCAAGGTATTTTAATATAGTTGGTAGAGGCACTTCAACTCCGTCTAGATTGGAGTTTGACCAGATATCTGTAGGTTTTGATAAGTTGGCTGGCACTTTTGGTACATCACAAGAAATAGGAGATGGAACTAATAGTACAGATATTGACTTTAGATATGGTAATAAATATGAATTAGAACTTACTGGAAATCTAGAAATTTCCCATAGGCTTAATCTTATATTTCCGTATACTTCTGGGAATTTTCTGTTAGTTCTAGCACAAGATGGAACAGGCAGTAGAACTGTACATGCAGAATCATGGACAGCCTATGATGCTGCAGAGACTTTATGTACTAATGCAGCTTTTACAAATGGAACAGATGGAGATATTAGATGGGCAGGAGGTAGTGCTCCTACTTTAACAACAACAGCAGATAAGTGTGACATAGTATCATTTTATTGGGATGCAGATAATGAGACTTGTTTTGCTACAATTAGTCAGGATTTTTAATGGAATTGCAAGAATGGATAGATGGAGCTTTTGAAGAAACTGCTACAGATTTCAAGATAGCTGGTATGAATATATTATATAAAAATGAAGAAAAATTTCTAAAGAAGGGTGTTGAAGTATTATGTCATAAGGTAAAACCAAGTTCAGTACTAGAGTTTGGCTTTGGTATGGGATGGACAGCATCACAGTTTCAAACTTATGGCATTAATCGACATGTTATACTTGAACCAAATAAAGAGAATTATGAAATGGCATTAGACTGGAAAACAGACTATGACACAGATATAGAAATATTAAATATCTTTAGTTGGGATTATAATGGTAGTGAAACATTTGATTTAATATATGATGATAGAGAGCCAGTAACTGACGCTTCAGAAGATTTGCATAAAGCAAAGATGGAAGATATAGTAAGTAATAATCAATGGTTATCAAGAAATGCAGGTGTCAAGGTAAATGATATAGAGAATATAGTAGGACATCCCATTGCTTTTACAATAGATGGAACTGAATATGTCCAATACTTAGTAAAGGGATTATATGGCAACAGTTAATTTACATCCAAGTGGTACAGTAACTAGTAATCAAAATTGGACGCTTACTGGTGGTACATCAGCTCATGGTATATTGTCTGACTCAGACGATGTTAGCTATATTAGAGATGGCAATCAGAATCAATATTGTGTTGTTGAGCTGGATAATTTTACTGCTACAGCAGATAGCATTACGAGTATAAGATGGTATATAAGAGCAGCCTATGCCCTGACAAGAGGTGGCACTTTAGACATACAAGTTGTTTTGGGTACTGGCAGTCATGCTCCTATAAGTGGTTCAGCAGATGCTTATTATACAGAAAATGTGACAATTACCTTTAATGCAGGTTATGCAAGACAAGATTATTATGGAACTGCAAGAACAACAGATGGGAGTAGTGCATGGGATGCTACATCCTTGAATAGTTTAAGGCTTGATATAAATACATCACCAGCAGACCCTCCAGCGATTAGTCAAGCATATGTTTCAAAGGCTTATGTAGAGGTAACTTATGTTGAACCTACGGCAGTAACAGACAATTCAATATTTTTTGGGACAAATTTTTAATATGAAGAAAAGTATAGTTAAAAGAGCAATAGTGACACCAGATAAACATTTTCCATTAGCTGATAAAAAAGCTATAAGTTGTTTATGTCAATCAATAGAGATTGTTAAACCTGATATTTATGTTGATCTTGGGGATGTTGGAGAATGGGAAGGTGCATCACATTGGAAATGGAAGAAAAAGAAAAGACCTCCATTAGAATATATTACTCCATTTATTGATAAGGATATAAAAGATGTTAACAAAGGAATGGATCAGATAGATGAGTCTCTTGATAAAGTAAATTGTAAAGAGAAATATATGTTGGAGGGTAATCATGATGATTGGATGAACAGATTTGTAGATGAACATCCATACTTGGAAGGATATAGGTTTAAAGAATGTGTAAAACTAGAGGAAAGAGGGTATACGTTTTATCCTATGGGAAAATATATGAAGATTGGGAAACTAGCAATGTATCATGGAAACCATTTTGCTGGCATAAGTCATACAAGAAATCACTTGATGAGGCTAGGGACAAATGTTATGTATGGTCATCACCACGATATTCAGCAGTCATCAGTAACTCATCTGGATGGAGTAAAGTCAGCGTGGAGTATAGGATGTCTTAAAGATATGACTCCAGCAAAAAATTCTTTCTTACAAAATAGAATGCACAATTGGAGTCATGCATTTGCTATTGTAGATTTTTATGATAAAGGATTTTTTACTGTGCATGTAATACAAATAATAAATGGAAAAACATCCCTTTGGGGTGAATTAATAACAGGAAAATAATATGAAAAAATCAATATTAGAAGTATTTGGAGAAAAATCTAAGGATGGTGACAACTTAAAGCCTTTGATTGATTTAATGGATAAATTTGTAAAAAGTAAACCAAGTTCTTCTGAAATGCCAATACTTGAAGATAGCTATCAACAATATTTGCCTTCTGATTATGAAGATAAACCTGTATATCCTTGGTTATTTGAGCACATGTTAGAAAGTTCAAGAGAGCCTAGTCTTACTGGTAAAATATATGATTTAAAAGGAAGGCTTGAACAAGCTAATCTTCCTAAAAATTATTCTTTTAAAGAAATGAATTATCCTCTTGGGAGTATGGGTGCAGCTGATTACGATATAAATATTATGGATATTTTAGATCAAAGAAATCTTTTAAAATTTCTTACTGACAAGACTCAACAGTCTTCAAATATTTTTCAAAAAAGTGAATATGGTATTAAAAAGAAAGATATGGATAAACTTTTAGGTTCATTAGACAAATTAAGCTATATGATAGATTATTCATTAAAAGATTAAAAGGAAAGTAATATGGAAAAATCAATATTAGAAGTATTTGGAGAAAAATCACAAGATGCTGATGAGCTTGTACATCATACGTTGCAATCAATTGCAAACATGAAAAGAGATGCAAGCTGGGAAGATATATTATATAAAATTCAAACAAAAGGTGGAGAAGATAGGTATATACATAGAGGTGTATCTGGTTTTCCAACAACTGAAAGGCGTGAATGGGATGCAAATATGTTAAGAGCAGAAATACAACAAGACCCAACATTTGCAGATACTCTTTCATATAAAGAAGGGCAAAAGATGGTTGCCCCAGAAGAGGGAGCTCTTAATAAGTTGTTAAAATTAATTGGAGTATATAAGAATGGTGGTAAGGTGCAACTTCCATCTTTAGAAGAATTTGAAAATATATTTAGTAATGTATATAAAAAATCTTTGGAGGCTGGAAGTGAATCTACAGAGCATTCATTTAATATCATGAAAGAATTATATGATCCAGAATATTATAAGAAGCTAAAAGAAGAATGGAAAGATGATGAAAGTATTTTATCTAAAATAATAGCAGATTCAGAGGATAGAGCTATTAGTTATGTGAATGAATTGCAGTCAAGATTAGATCAAATGGAATCACGTACTCAGCCTAAAATAACTTTTATTCCTAAAGAAAAAGAAAAGCAAAAAGGTCTAATGGCACTTCTCCAAAGGTTTATCCCAGGTGGTAAAACTGGATATAAAGAATAATATGGACGGAATAGTAGACACATTAAAAACAACAGGAGCAGGTATGGGAGGATGGTGGTTATCAATTAGTGGTTGGTTGCCAGAGGTTATAAGTTTAATGGTTGGGATTGCAACTTTAGTGTACTTAGTGATTAAAATATATAAAGAATTAAAATAAGGATGGGAGGCGTAGTTGGATATAATTGGAATTATAGAAACACTTGGGATTCCAGTCGCAGTGGCGATAGGTTTGGGCTATGCACTTATGTTCTTAATAAAGTTTGTAACAAAAGATGTAAAGTCTGATATAAAGAATTTGTATGATATTACTGTTAAATTAATAGATAGTAATAGAGAAGCAAAAGATGAGGTAAAAAAAACAATGACAGCAGTAAATGCAATAAAAGATATAATAATAAAACTTTTTAAAAAAGGAGAAAAATAACATGCCAGCAGTAATAGCTTTTATAACAAAAACTTTCTTAACAGAGGCAATGCTGAAGAAAGTACTTGTAGTATTGGGTGATTATCTTGTAGCTAGTTCTAAAAACAAGCTAGATGATAAATTGTGGAATCAAGTTAAAAAGATTTTGGTAAAGTAGTATGTCTAAGACTCCCAAAGATTTAAATAATGATGGTACAGTAAATGTTCTAGACAAACAGATTGCATATAATGAAGGTCTAGAATTATATAATTACTTAAATCCAGAAGGTCAAGCATTGGGTGCTGAACAACATGTTGCAAATTGGACTATAGGAAATATGGAATCTGCAAATAAAGTATTGACTGAAAAAGAACTTGGACGTATTGACCAGATTAACTTGGCTGGACAAGGAACAGATATAGTTGCCCAACCTTCATTAGATAATATAGCACAAGCTAATTTAACCAATATTGCAGGTAGAGTAGATTGGACAGCTGTCCCTTCAGGTTTTCAACCTTTACCAGTCACTACTCAAGGTAAAAAAAAGTTATATCAATTATCTCAATTTCATGGAGGTTTAAATAATAATATAGATGAAAGAGATATTTCTGATAATGAATGTATTGAAGCAGAAAATATATCATTTTCTACTATTGGTCAAATTACTACCTTAGGTAGTTTAGGAAATCAAGATACAGGATTAACTGCTATTGGTGGTAATAGTGG